TCCGGGTCAACAAGGACGTGCTGCGGGTCGCCAAGGAGTTCGTGGAGAAGGGGATCGACGGTCCCGGACTGACGCGCCCGAAGTCGATCCAGTTCCCCGAGCGGCCCCCGGAAGACCTGAAGCCGGGCACACAGGCCCACAAGGCTGCATGGATGCAGTATTACACCGAGACGGATTGGTGTCGGGAGCAGTACGACGAGGCCGAGGGCAACTGGCGACTGAGCCATGCGGCCATCTCCCTGGCGGACCGGATGAAGGACTACGGGGCCATCTACTTCCCGTACAAGCTGGATTTCCGTGGGCGCATGTACCCACTTGTGAATGCATTGCAACCACAAGGGTCCAAGCTCGGCGCCGGCCTGATCGAGCTGGCCCACGGCAAGGTGATCGGCGACGAGGGCCTGTACTGGCTCAAGGTCTATGCGGCCAACACCTTCGGCAAAGACAAGCTCCCGTATGAGGACCGGGTCGCCTGGACCGAGGCCAACAGCGACCTGCTGTGCCGGATCGCTCGGGACCCCGTTGGTACCCTGGACGAGTGGAAGGATGCGGACAAGCCTTACCACTTCCTACAGTGCTGTCTGGAGTGGCCCAGCGTGGTCGAGAACGGCCCTGAGCACGTCAGCCACATCTCGGTGCAGATGGATGGGACCTGCAACGGTCTGCAACATCTGTCGGCCCTGAGTCGGGACAGCAAGACCGCCAAGCTCGTTAACGTGCTGGACGGGGACCGACCGGCCGATGTCTATCGGACCGTGGCCGAGGCCCTGGAGGCGTCCATCAAGGCCACGATGAAGGGTCGGCGCTGTGCTGATCGGGCTCAGTACGAGTATTGGGTCAAGCAGGGTATCGACCGTTCACTGGTCAAGAAGCCCGTCATGACCCTGCCCTACGGCAGCACGCAGTATGGGCAGCGTGAGGCCCTGCGGGATGCGATGGCCGACAAGGGATGGAGTCCGGACAGCTACCCGATCATCAAGGCGGCCAAGAACCGACCCGAGCGTCGGATGTCACAGTTCGAGCTGATTGCGGCCGTGAACGGGCTGCTGTGGGATGCGATCGGTGAGACCATCCCTGGGGCTCGGCAGACCATGGACTGGCTGCAGGGGGCTGTGAAGAGCGCCAACAAGGCGGGCATGGGGGTGTCCTGGAAGACCCCGGATGGCTTCGTTGTGCATCAGGAGTACCACGAGAAATACTTCCGACATGTGACGGTCATCACGTCCGGAGCACGCATCCGGATGAGCGTGCAGGACAACACGCCGGACCTGAACAAGACCAAGCAGCGGTCAGCCATCGCTCCCAACTTCATCCACTCGCTGGACGCCTGTGCGATGCGGATGTACGTCAACAAGGGCATTGATGCCGGTCTCACCGCGTTTGCGATGATCCACGACAGCTTCGGGACCCATGCGGCCGATGTCGGGACCATGCAGCAACTGCTTCGTGAGGCATTCCTGGAGATGTACCAAGCCAACCCGGCTGGGGGCTTGTTGGACTCGCTGGCCGAACAGGGGACGCCTTACGAGGAGCCCCTGCCGACAGGCGACCTGCACATCTCCGATGTCCTCAAGTCGCGCTATTTCTTTGCCTGAACCAACCCACAAGTGCCCCGGTCTCACATCCGGGGCCATTAGGAGACCCCCATGGACTACGAATTTGCCAGCCGAAACACTGAGTGCCTGGCCTGCACGATGATGGACGAGCACAAGATTCCCGCCGAGAAGGTGATCCGTGTTTGTCGAGAAGCGACCCAAAGGACGCGAGATAACGATCCCCCGGATATGTCATCGGACGATCCGTGGAAGCAGATCGCGGCGCTAGATGCCTACCGGGCACGACTGAGCGAGCTGGAGGAGCGAGCACTGGTCAAGCTGGCCAGACAGCGCGGCATGGACAAGGAAGAGATCGAGTTCGCGCTCGAGTACCCAGACTGGTGGCGAGAGTTCGAGGAAGAGTCTGGCATCAACATCCAGCTTGATCACGGATAACCACGAATTTACGCCAAACGGGGCCTCTTCGGAGGCCCTAAGTATTTGTGAAGGTTAGGAAATCAACGCCTCCACAAAGAGGTAAAGAAAACATTTACCTGATCCCACAACCGCGCCCCCGGAGGGCCACCATGCAGAACGCACTGATCACTTACGCCCACGACCTGTTCGGCACCATCCGCACCCTGGCCGATGAGACCGGCGAGCCCCTGTTCGTCGCCAGCGACATCGCCAAGGCCCTTGGGTATCGCAACGCCCCCGATATGACTCGCAACATCGACCCCGAGGATGCTGGTACGCAGAATGTGCGTAGCAGGTCCGACAACGGTGTCGTCCAGTCCCGCAGCGTCACCGTCATCAACGAGTCCGGCCTGTACGCGGCGATCTTCGCCAGCCGGCTCAAGTCAGCCAAGGGCTTCAAGCGTTGGGTCACCAGCGTCGTGCTCCCGGCGATCCGCAAGGACGGCGCCTATGTGATGGGCGAAGAGAAGGTCGCCACTGGTGAGATGTCCGAGGACGAGCTGGTCTACAAGGCCATGCTGGCTATGCAGGCCAAGATTGAGCGCCTGTCCGATGAGAACGCTCAGCAGGCGGCTGTGATCGAGGAGCATCTGGAACAGGTTACCGTCGATGAGTGGCGCGCCCTGAACCACTGCTACATGGAGCACTCCACCAAGGTCCGGCTCGGTCAGTGGGCTTCCAAGATGACCCGCGCCCTGGGCCAAGAACCGGTCAAGCAGCCCCGCACCATCAGGGTCCGTGGTGGCGAGGAGCGCGAGGTGTTCGTCAACGTCTACCCGAGGTCGGCGATTGATGACGCTGCGCGCTATCTGTCGCTCCTTTGATCCCACAACCGAGACCGTCCCATGCACTTCGATGTCATCACCTGGAGCCTGGGAGCCTTAGCGGCCCTCCCGCTGGCCTTTGGGCTCCTGCAACTCACAGCCTGTGGAGGGCGCTATGGCCGCAAACTCGACTTCTGAGGTCTACACGACCCCATTGGCCTTCATTCGTGAGCACAAGCTCGATCCCTATTCCGATCAAGTCCGGAAAGGTGTCGAGACCTTGATCGACCGAAACGACCACTTGGTCGATTCCAATGCCCCCCTTTCACTCACCTTGTTCCGAGAGTCTGTGCTTCATGAGTGCTTCTACCCGTCATAAAGAATTGGTCAGCGAGGCCCGAAACGCACTTACGGAAGAGCGCATCCCGAAAGCCATCCCGAACAGCGATGGCCCCACGATCCACGAGCAGTTGCTGGTGGACCTGTATGAACGTCCCATTGAGGACCCTGAGCCCCTTTCATTTCACTGAGGAACCATTCCATGGCGAATACCCGACCGATCTACCTGACCAAGAAGTTCCGCGTGGGTAAGGGCACGGCCCGATACCCGGCGATCGCCACTCCCGACACGAAGTTCAAGGAAGAGGGCGAATACACCTGCGACATGATCCTGCCCGATGAGGCGTCCCTGGCCCGCGTCAAGAAGGCGTATGCGGCTGCCAAGGCCGAATGGGCGAACCTCGTCGGCGCCAAAGGCAAGAAGGTTGCCGATGTCCCATGGGATGAACAGGATGATGGGACCTTCCGGGTCCGTTTGCGTCGCTTGGCGACCACCAAGAAGGGCACCAAGACCCGAGTGAAGGTGGTGGACCCCAGCGGTATCCCACTGACCGGTGAGGATGCCGAGTTCGGCCATGGCTCCATCATTGATGTCGGCTTCTCTGCCCGCGCCTGGCACACCCCGACGCTCGGCTATGGGGTCAGCTTCATGCCGGACGTGGTGGTCCTCTACGAGGCCCGCTTCGAGGGTGGTGGCAACCTTGATGAGTACGGCTTCGACCTGGATGGCGAGGAAGCGGACGGCGAGGAGATCGAGGACGCCGACACGCCCCCGTTCGAGACCGAGGATGGTGACGATTCCGAAGAGGATTTATGATGAATACCAGCCCACGGACGGGCAAGCGCATCATCCTGCCTATGAAGCCGATGGCCAATACCCGCCATCGGTGTCGCTGTATTCCCGGTTACAAGGTTGGTCGGCCGTATCTGGCCACTGACTACCGGGAATGGCGAAAGGAAGCCGCCCGGCTTCTGAAAGAGCAGCCCCTTGGAGACCCCTTCGAGGGACCTGTACAGGTCTGGATGCGCTTTGCCTTTCCAAGACCGAAGAGCACTAAGCTCAAATACCCAAAACCCGACATCGACAACCTCCAGAAGTCCATTCTCGACGCATTGACCGAAGACGGTCGTGTCTGGAAAGACGACTTCCAAGTGGTGCGCATCATCGAAGCCTCAAAGGTTTGGACTGATGCTCCCACTGGTGGGATTGTCATTGATGTCATTCAACTTGAGGACTCGTTCTACCAATGAACAAACTGAAACTGTTGGCGTTTATCGCATTCTCGTTCCTATTCGCTGGTTCGGCTTCGGCGTATATGGTTTACGCGGTTGATGGTAAGGCCATGGGCTACGCCTATGATACGGCCCACCCACTTGCCGGAAATTGGATCGGAACTGGGTGGTCTTACAACGCCAACAATGGTGATCTCGGAGCTTCCTACTTCCTCTGTTCGGTCGATGGTGGCGGATACTTTGCCTGTGATGCCATCTCACGAGACAAGCCCACGGGGTCGTGTGTTCGCCACACCGTCCCCTTCTACGGCCGGATGCTCATTCTGACAGGAAGCACTTGGAATGTGGCCTATGGTGAAAATGGTCTGTATTCGAGCGGCCTAACGGCACTCATGGATCATGGCAATAACGTGACCATCACAACCATTGCTAAGCCTGACCCAAACAACATCATGGCCGGCTTCATTGAGCATACCACGCTCGTCCGAACCACCTATTCCGTGTCCCAGCTACGAGACACCTTGGATGATTATACTTGCCCATAAGGGTTAGCACCTAACCAACCCGGCCCTTCGGGGCCGGTTATAGAGCCCAATATGCCCGACTGCATTTTCTATCCACTCCTCATCCTCTACTTCATTTGGATTGGATGGCTCATTTTCAATCTGTGGGAGCTCAAATGATCCAATGCCAAGACTGCATCCACTTCTATCCCATCCCATCCGCACTCAATTCCGATCGACCAAGTGAGTGGGGCCACTGTCATTTGTATCGCAAGGCGGCCCATAAGGACGACAAGCGAATGGAACAGTGCCCTGATGGTATTGAACCGTCCGATTACACCGGAATGGAAGCGAATAGCCATGAGGGTTACGCTGAATGAAAGCCTGGATCAATGACGAGCTACTTGCCGCTGCGGAGATCGCTTGGGGATTGACGCTTGGCAGGTTGCAAGATCGCAAGAAGGCCAAGCGGCTTCGCGAGTATCAGGCGTTGGCCTGTAAGCAGTATGGAGACGCACAATGAAAGCCTGGATCAATGAGGACTTAACATGCGGTTCGGACCTGTCCATCGCCAACGCAGCTCGACGTTCGTTCGATACCGAGCACAGGGAGTTTCAGGAGTCCGATGCTCGCCTGATCCACTTCCTGATTCGCGAGGGGCATTTCTTGCCGTTTCGCCATCCACAGCTCAGCTTCTCTTGCGAAGCCCCGGTGTTTGTCGCTCGTCAGTTGGGCAAGCATCAAGTGGGCCTCTCGTGGTCTGAAGTCTCTCGCCGGTACAAGACCGACAGGATGCAGTTCTGGTCCCCTGATCGGCTGCGCCTGGCCCCAGAGAATGCCAAGCAGGGCACTGGAGCCCCGATGCACAAGGGCGCCAGCGACTTCCTCACCATGGTCATCGAGGACCACAACCAGGGCGCTTTGGAGCTGTACCAGCAGTTGTTGCAGAACGATGTGACACCAGAGCAAGCCCGAGCGGTCCTCCCCCAGTCCATGTACGTGTATTGGACCTGGACCGGCAGCCTATTGGCCTGGCTCCACCTGATCCGCGAGCGATCCCATCCGACTGCCCAGACTGAAACCCGTGAGTGGGTCCAGCAGTTCATCGTGCCCGAAGTCGCCAAGCGTTTCCCAGTGACCTGGGAGGCCATCGAAACCCATACGGGAGTCAGTATCCCCAATGTCCAAGCGAATGAAGAAGACCAAGTTTCTTGAACAGCACCCACGGCATCGGGAGCAGATCGTACCCTATTCAGATGGGCAAGCCCTGCTGATGTCGGCCATCGAGCTGGACTCACCCATGGTGGTCACCACGGGCTATGCCGGCACCGGCAAGACCTATGTGCCGACCACCATGGCCGCCGATCTCCTCATTGATGGCACGTTCAATGGCGGTGTGGACAAGATCATCCTCACCAGGCCCAATGAGGCCAGTGGGCGCCCGATCGGTTTTCGTCCCGGCACCATGATCGAGAAGATGTCCGAGTGGTTCGCCGAGCAACTGTCGATCCTGAAGGACCGCATGGGTCCGAATGAGGTCGATCTGGCCATCCGCCGGGGGAAGATCGAGATGGTCCCATTCGAGACCATGCGCGGCCGGTCCTTCCGGGATGCCTTCATTCTACTGGATGAGGCCCAAAACACCTCACCCGCACAGATGAAGATGTTCGTGACCCGCATCGGTGAAAGCAGCCGGGCCGTGGTCAATGGCGATGTGCTGCAATCGGACCTTCGTGGTGCCTCTGGCCTGAGTGTCCTGTTGGAGATCATCCGAGAGAATGGCATGGAAGTGCCCATCATCGAGTTCACCAAGGACGAGATTGTCCGCTCCAAGCTGTGTCGGGAGTTCATCATCAACTGGGAGAAGTGGGAGAAGCAATGACCGAATCCACTTGGGTCCTACAGCACCAACCCTGTGCCAAGTGCGGAAGCAGTGATGCAGCCAGCCTCAACGATCGGGGCTGGTGGAGCTGCTTCTCCTGTGGCACGAGCTGGGTCGATTCCAGCGCAGCACCAACCAAGCGGAGGACACAAGTGGACGAGAAACCTTGGGACCCGATTGAGGTCGATCAGCCCATCTCGACGCGAGGCATCACCGCCGAGACCGCCGAGAAGTTTGGCTACCGCTATTCGGCCGATGAGAAGTGGCATGTGGCCCCCTACTACAAGGATGGCCGCCTGGTCGCCCAGCACTTGCGCGGCCGAGGGAAGAAGTTTCGATGGCTCGGCAACTCGGCCGGCGTCGAGCTATTCGGACAGCGACTGTGGCGTGGTGGTGGCAAGATGGTCGTGGTCACCGAGGGCGAGCTGGATGCCCTCTCGGTCAGCCAATCACAGCAGAACAAGTGGCCGACCGTATCCATCCCCAATGGTGTCCAGCGGGCCAAGAAGGACCTGGGCAACAACATCCAGTGGCTCAACTCCTTCGAGCAGATCATTCTGCTGTTCGATGACGATGAAGTGGGCCGAGAGGCCGCTGAGAAGGCCGCTGAGGCCCTTCCGGTCGGTAAGGCATACATCGGGTCCATTGAGGGCTTCAAGGACGCCAACGAGGCGCTGAGGGCCGGTAGAGCCGATCTGATCAAGAAGGCCATTTGGGAGTCCAAGCCTTGGCGTCCCGATGGGATTGTCTCGGCCGACCAGATCAAGGATCGCATTCTGGAGGATGTCGAGACAGGGCTGCCCTGGTTCGATAGCCGACTCACCGATCTGACCTTCGGCCGGCACCCGGACAAGGGACAGGTCTTCGTGGTTGGTGCCGGGACTGGCATTGGAAAAACTGCCTGGTTGGCTCGACAGCTCGCCTTTGACCTGAATGATCTCGAGCTGTCTGTCGGCGGCTTCTTTCTGGAGACCGACACCGCCGAGTTGTACCAGCGGATCGCCGGCATCATGGATGGAACCATCTACCACCTGCCGGGCCATCGCTCCGATAAGGAACGGCTGTGGTCTACGGTCAAGGACTTCTCCGACCGCTTCCACACCTATGACAGCTTCGGTGCGGCCGACATTGATGTCGTGCTCGATCTGATGCGTTACCTGGCCCATCAGGGTGTCCGGGTCTTCTACCTGGACAACATGAGCCAGCTCACTGACGAGGAGCGCATTCGTGAGTCCGTGGAAGAGATCGTCAAGGCCCTGAAGTCCCTGGCGGCCGAGCTGAAGATCACGATCCTGGTGGCCAGTCATCTGGCCTCACCGTCCAATGGGAGCCATGAGGAAGGCGCCCATGTGGCCCTACGGCACTTCTATGGCTCCAGAAAGCTCGGGGCCTGGATCGACGGGGCCTTCGGTCTGGAGCGTAATACGGTCGCCGAGGACCCCGAGGAGCGCCTGGTGACCACCCTTCGCATCCTCAAGCTGCGCCTGAACGGCTCCAGAGTGGGCTCGACCCTGGGGTACCACTATGACCACAAGACCGACTCACTGTACCCACACGATCTCACAAGTGAGGATTACGATGGACTATTCGAGGCTGATGACTAGCCAAGGCGTCCCTGTTCCACCCATCAACCTGTTGAACATCAATGAGGTCCATTACCTTGTTAGCCGATACCCCCAACTCATCAACGTTCGATGGCACCAAAGCCACACTCGAAACCGCGCACGGGACGTACACCGTTCAAGCCAAGCGGATGTCGCCGATTGAGACCATCTGGGACCTGCGCGATGAGGTCCTGATCCCATTGCTCTTGGCGGCCGGTTTTCATCACACCACGGTCAATGACCTGTTCTTTGAGGAGGCCGCATGACTACCAGTGCCAAAGACCGCCAAGTAGGCGGCACCCATTACAAGGGCAAGGCTATGCAGCCCTGGGACGTCATTGAAGCCTTCGGGCTCAACTATTGGACCGGCAATGCCATCAAGTACATCTGCCGGGACAAGAACGATCGCATCGAGGACCTGAAGAAGGCCATCCATTACCTTGAGTATGAGGTGGAGCGGCTGGAGAAGGAGAGCACCCACGATCCGATCTACTGCCCTGAGTGTCGCTCATGGCTTGAAGACGATGACGTGTTCTGTCCGTCCTGCAACCATCAGGTCAAGCCGCTGCCGGTCCCCGACCATCCCACCTATTACCCACTGTGAGGCCCCCTATGCCACTTCCAGACCTGACCCAATTTGCCGAAGCCAAGCTCGGTGAGTTCTTCGATAAGTTTGATCCGCCGAAGGACTTCGACTTCTGGCTGAGCCTGGTCGATGAGGAGACCGGCGAGGTCATCGAGGCGTACTCGCATTACTGCAAAGAGGCGTGTGATCTTCTCTATGTCCTGGCAGGAGCCCGGATGGCCCTGGAGAAGAAGGCCCAGACCGAACCCCTGACCGGGGAACAGGGTGCCATTCTGGATCGTGCCATGAAGACCATGTTCATCATCGACCAACAGGGCCTGGACCGGCCCGAGGTCTCGTTGAGCGTCTTTAAGGCCGTTCACGATTCCAACATGAGCAAGGTGGACGATGCGGGGAACCCCATCCGACATCCCAAGACCGGCAAGGTCATGAAAGGCCCCAATTACAGGGCGCCGGACATCGAGAACATCCTTTTCGGGGGTGAGGTGTAATGAGTCAACGCGAACAATCGGCCCGATCCAAGGTGGTTGAGCGGCGAACCTATCAGCGCCCACTCGATGCTGATGGGACCGTCTTCGAGACCACGGAGCAAGCGGTGGATCGCATCCTGAACCACCAGCAATGGTTGTGGGAGCGGGCCAAAGGGGAACCACTCAACCAGCAAGAGAAGCATGAGTTGTCCAAGCTCGGACGGCTCCACAAAGACCGATCAGCGTCGGTCTCCGGCCGTACTCGGTGGCTTGGCGGTACCCGTGTTGCACAGACACGGGAAGCCAGCCAGTTCAACTGTTCCTTCGAGAAGATCGCCACCATCCACGATGTGGTGGACGCCTTCTGGCTTCTGCTTCAGGGGTGTGGCGTCGGCGGGAAGGCCGAAGCAGGCATCCTGAATGGCTTTGCCAAGCCTGTCGAGATTAAGACCCTCAAGGCTTGCATCACGCGGGAAGAATGGGATGCTGGTATTAGGGGTGAAGAGGAGAACCTGGACTACACCTATATCGACCACTCCGGCTCGCGAGTCTGGAAGCTGTCGATTGGGGACTCAGCCGAAGCATGGTCCAAGTCAGTCGGCAAGCTGCTGGCCATGAAGGACCCGGTGGACCAAATCTTGTTGGACTTCGGCGACATCCGGCCGGCAGGTATCCGGCTGTCCGGCTATGGTTGGATCAGCTCCGGTGATGTGACGTTCCGGCCGGCCATGGTCGCCATTGCTGAGATTCTGAACCGGCGGGCCGGGCAACTTCTCACGAAGGAGGACATCAACGACATCATCAACTGGCTGGGGACCACCCTGAGTAGCCGCCGATCAGCGGAGATTCTGCTGTGCGATTCGGATGAACCGGATGCACAACAATTCGCCTTGCGGAAGAAGAGCTACTGGGAGGGCAATCCACAACGGGAGCAATCCAACAACTCGCTGGTCTTCTGGCAGCGCCCCAGCCGCTTGGAGTTGCGAGGCATCTTCGATCTGATCGAGGAAGGGGGTGGGTCCGAGCCCGGCTTCATCAACGGTGAACAGGCTCGCATGCGCGCGCCCTGGTTCCAGGGGGTCAATCCGTAGACACACATGCGGCCTCGCTGAGTAATCAGCGTTGAATAACCAACCTAAAAACGGGGAAACTCTCATATTTGAGACAATCCCGTGCTAACCCTGTAAGGGCTGTGTAGAGACTATGAGCAATCCAGATTGTGATCCGAAGCGTGTTACCAAACTCCTCTCATATATGAGTACGTTTGATGGTGGCCTTTACCGGCAATCCAAACGTAAAGATGGTGACAC